GGTTGTACGCCTCAATCAGGGCCCGCCGTACGGCGGGCCCTGATTGAGGCGTACAACCGGGGCCGTCAGGCAGCTGTGGCGGAGCTGGGGGCGCTGGACATCGGCCGGGAGCTGGTGGCCCGCGAGACGGTCCCGAACGCGCCTGCCGTGGACCGGCTGGCCGCGAGCATGGCGCAGGACACCCGGCCGGTGTACGCGCGGATCACGCGCGCGGTCGTGGACGGGTACCGGCGCGTGGTGTCGCGGGCGTCCGGGAACGTGCTGCTCGGCACGATGACCCGCCGCGACGCCGCGCAGAGGGCCCTCGACCAGTTCGCCGCCCGCGGCATCACCGCCTTCACGGACAGCGCGGGCCGGAACTGGGAGATGGCGTCGTACGCCGAGATGGCCGTCCGCTCCGTGACCGCGCGGGCCGCGGTCGACGGGCACGTGGACGCGCTCGCCGAGATCGGCGTGGGGCTGGTCATCGTCTCGGACGCTCCGCTGGAGTGCCCGCTGTGCCGTCAGTGGGAAGGCGAGGTGCTCGCACTGTCCGGACCGTCCGGACCGCACACGATCCGCGCCGAGCACATGGACCCGCCGGACCAGCCCCGCCGCGGCCTGCTGCGCCGCAGGGGCCCGGCGCCCACCGTCGCGGTGCACGTGGCTGGGACGCTGCTGGAGGCGCGGGCTGCCGGGCTGTTCCATCCGAACTGCCGGCACTCGCTGTCGGCGTACCTGCCGGGCGTGACGACCCGCCCGCCGCACCACGCGACGCCGGGCACGGCGTACGAGGACACGCAGCGGCAGCGGGAGATCGAGCGGCACATCCGTCGTTGGAAGCGGGCCCAGGCCGCCGCGATGGACGAGGCCGCCCGCCGCCGCGCGGGTGTGTACGTGCGGAAGTGGCAGGCCGAGATGCGCAAGCACGTGGCCGCGCACGAGCACCTGCGCCGCAAGCCTCAGCGCGAGCAGATCGGCGCCGCGCGCTAATCCTTTCGGTGCGTACCCGGCTCGATGATTTCGTCCAGCACCTTCCGTACCGCTTCGACGGCGCTGCTGCGAATTGTCAGGCCAAGCGCGAGAGCGCCGTCATCCGCCTCATCTGCCTCGGTTTTCAAGAGTTGCTCTTCCTGGGCCGCCCAGTCCCGGGCTGCTCGGATGCGTCGCAACAGTTCATCCGCGTCTACGGCATCAGTCATGCGCGGACCTTATCTGCGGAACGCCGCACGGCGACCGCGAAACCCGAAAAGGGGCGTTCACATGCAGGACCCTTTCAAGCACCCGCTTGCCACACACCACGCGCTGGAGGTGCTCGGCTACCGCCGCAACGGCTCACCGATCTACGCCATCGCGGGTGGCAGCGGCGAGGGCGAAGGCGGCTCCGGCTCCGGCGGATCGGCGGGGCAGGGCCAGTCCGGACAGGGCAGTGACGGCACGGCCGGTCAAAGCTCTGGCCAGGAAGGACAGCAGTCCGGACAGCAGTCCGGGGCGTCCGGATCGGGTTCCGGAGACGGCGGCGACACCACCGACTGGAAGGCACTCGCCCGCCAGTGGGAGAAGCGCGCCAAGGAGAACAAGGACGCCGCCAGCGAACTGGCGACGCTCAAGGCCTCCCAGATGAGCGACCACGAGAAGGCGGTCGCAGAGGCAGAGTCGCGGGGCCGCACGGCCGCCGCCCTCGAACACGGCAAGGAACTGGCCGCGTCGCGCTTCGAAGCCGCCGCCGCCAGGGCTGGCGTGAACCTCGGCGACGCCACCGACCTGATCGACACCGCACGGTTCGTCGACAAGGACGGCAAGGTCGACAACGACGCCATCACGGCCGCCGTGAAGAAGCTCGCCAAGCTCGCCCCCAAGGGCGCCGGCCGATCCGGCGGCGACATGGGCGGCGGCTCCGGCTCCGGCGACCAGACCGCATCCCTCGACAAGCAGATCGAGGACGCCACGAAGGCCCGGAACTTCTCCGAGGTCATTCGACTCAAGCGGCAGAGGGCCGCACAGACGACGTAAGGAGTAGGCCATGGCCGGTATCACCGGGATGGGCACCACCTTCAACCTCCCCAACTACGCGGGCGAGCTGTTCGCCCTCACCCCCGAGGACACCCCGCTGCTGTCGGCCATCGGTGGTCTCACGGGCGGCGGTATGACGACCGCCGTCGAGTTCGAGTGGCAGACCTACGACCTGCGCGACCCGGCGCAGCGCACCAAGGTGGAGGGCGACACCGCCCCGACCGCCGAGGGCCGCGCCCGGGCGAACGTGCGGAACGTCGCCCAGATCCACCAGGAGAAGGTCAGCGTCTCGTACACCAAGCAGGCTGCGATCGGACAGCTCGCCACCCCCGGCTCGGCGCCGTTCCGCAGCACGGACGGCTCCAACCCGGTTTCCAACGAGCTGGACTGGCAGGTCGCTCAGAAGCTCAAGGAGATCGCCCTCGACGTGAACTGGTCGTTCATCAACGGCTCGTTCGCGAACCCGACCACGAACGCCACCGCGCGCAAGACCCGCGGCCTGCTGGAGGCGATCACGACGAACCGGATCGCCAAGGGCACCGCGGTGACCGGCGCGTCCACCGCCACGGACACGGTCACCGCCACGGGGCACGGCCTGTCCGACGGCAACAAGATCGTGTTCACGAACACGTCCACGGCGACCGGCATCACCGCAGGCCGCGTGTACTACGTCGACGCGATCGACGCGAACACCTTCAAGGTGTCCACCACCAACGGCGGCACGGCGATCACCCTCGGCACCGCCACGGGCCTGTCGTTCATGAAGCCGTGGGCGACCGCGCTGACCGGCGACCACGTCAACGACCTGCTCCAGCTCGCCTACGACAACGGCGGCATCAGCGAGCAGGAGACCGCGACGCTGCTGTGCAACAGCATCCAGAAGCGGGCCGTGACCAAGGCGTTCGCCTCCCAGTACGGCCAGTACCAGGAGACGAGCCGCAACGTCGGCGGCGTCAACATGACGACCATCGTCACGGACTTCGGCACGCTCAACGTGATGATGGACCGGCACATGCCGCAGGACACCCTCGCTGTGGTGTCCCTGGAGCAGCTGATGCCGGTCTTCCTCAACGTGCCCGGCAAGGGCGTGTTCTTCGAGGAGCCGCTCGCGAAGACGGGCGCCTCGGACGAGGTGCAGCTGTACGGCGAGATCGGCCTGAAGTACGGGGCCGAGCGCCAGCACGCCGTCATGACCGGGCTGGTGATCTGACCATGGCGGTCTACCAGCGCGGCGCGGGCGACCACGTCGCCGAGCGGGAGCAGCCCGAGCCGGGCAGCGCCGAGGAGCAGCGACTCGAAGAGCTGGTGGCCAAGGGCGAGGGCGGCTGGCACCGCGTCGAGGACGCCCCGGCGCCGTCCGCCCAGGTCGTCGAGCGGCCGGCCAAGTCGGCGAACAAGGCGGACTGGGTGGCCTACGCCCAGGCCGTCGACCCCGAGACCGGTGGGCTGGACGAGCTCACCAAGGACCAGCTCATCGAGCTGTACGGAGGTGAGAACTGATGCCGGTCTCCGCATCCCTGTCGATGGCTGCCACCGTGCAGCAGACCAAGACCCTGGACTTGACCACGGTCAGCGATCCGCTGACGTTCCGGCGGGCCGTGCAGCTCAGCACGGGCACCGGAGCCGGGCAGGCGGACAAGGTCTTCCACGACCGCCGCACCCTCGCCGCCTCGGCGACCGAGGATCTCGACCTGGCTGGCGTCCTGTCCGACGCGTTCGGCGCCGGGATCACCTTCGCCCGGATCAAGGGCCTGTACATCGCCGCGTCGGCCGCGAACGCGAACAACGTCGTGGTCGGTGCGGCAGCGTCCAACGCCTGGGCGACGCTCCTCAACGCCACGGGCACCATCACCCTGCGGCCGGGCGCCAGCTTCGGCGCCATGGCGGGCCCGGCGGACGGCACCGGGTGGGCGGTCACGGCCGGCACGGGCGACCTGCTGAAGGTCGCCAACAGCGCGGGCGGGACGGGCGTCGACTACGACGTCATCATCGTCGGCGCGAGCGCGTAGGGGGGTGCCCGGTGGCCAGCAGGATCTACGCGACCAGCGCGGAGTACCAGACGTACACCGGGCAGACCCCGCCCACGGACATCGACAAGCTGCTGCGGGACGCCTCGCGGATGCTCACCGCCGAGGTGTTCCGGCTGTGCTGGTACGAGGTCGACGAGGACGGCTACCCCTCCAACACCACGGTTCGGGAAGCTTTCCGGGACGCCGTGTGCGCGCAGGTGTCGTGGTGGGGGGAGCTGGGGGACTCTTCGGGGGCGGCGGCGGTCGGCTGGGGCTCGGTCAGGCTGGGCTCGGCGCAGCTGTCCCGGTCGGTCACGGCGACATCGGGGTCTGCGGCTCCGGCCCGCGAGGTGGCCCCGGCAGCGTGGGACATCCTCAGGTCGGATGACCTCACCCCGGACCTCTTCCGGCTGGGGGCGGTGGCGTCGTGAAGCTCCCCGGGTTCCTCCTCCGCCACGAGGTGACCGTGGAGGCGAAGCAGGGCGAGGGCCCGTACGGGTCCACGTACGCCGCTCCGGTCACCGTGCAGTGCTTCCTGGAGCAGAAGACCCGCCTCGTCAGGAGCGCAGAGGGGGACGAGGTGGTGTCGTCCTCGACGGTGTACTGCCAGCTCGACGCGCTCGCCAAGCCTCCGCCCAAGAGCCGGGTGACGCTGCCGGACGGGGCGGTCACCACCGTCATCGCCGCCCACCGGAACGACGGCGGCGGACTGCCCACCCCCGACCACTTCGAGATCCACCTGGAGTAGGGAGGCGACGGTGCCGCAGTACGCGCGGATGACTTGGCACGGGCGCCGCCTGTGGACCTCCCGAGGCCGCACACAGGCATCCCTCGGCCTCCAACGGGCCCTGGAGCACACCCTCGGCAAGGCCAAGCAGCTCGTGCCGCTGGAGGAAGGCACCCTGGAGCGCTCCGGGCGGGTCAACATGTTCGGCCAGCTCGAAGGCCAGATCACCTTCGACACCGTGTACGCCGTCAGGCAGCACGAAGAGGTGACCTGGAAGCACCTTCCCGGCCGCCAGGCCAAGTACCTGGAGCAGCCGATGAACACCGAACGCGCCGTCATGCTCCGGCTGATGGCTGCTCCCCTCCGCGGCTGGCTCCGCGGCTGACCCTCCCCACCCTGGCCCCCGCCCTGTGCGGGGGCTTTCGCATGCCGGAGGTGCCGTGGGCTACACAACCCAGCTTCTGGACGGGCTCGCCGCGCACATCGCGGACGCCGGCCTCGCCGTGTACCGGCCGGACGGCGTCTACGAGGACGACGAGACCGGGGTCATCTTCACGGTGGTGCCCGAGTCGCCGGACCGGGTCATCGTCCTGACCGCCTACCCCGTCGAGGACACCGAACTGTCCGACACGGTCACCGGGATTCAGGCCCGGATGCGGTGCGGCCGGGACCCGCGAGAGGTCGATGACCTCGCCGACGACCTGCGCGACCTGCTGCACAACGCGGAGGGCCTCGTCCTGGGCGGGGTCCGCGTGTCTCTGATCTGGCGGCAGTCGCAAGCCCTGTTGGGCCAGGACGCCCACGGGCGGATCGAGCTGTCTGCCAACTACTACGCGCGCACGACGCGCCCTTCACCCCACCTGTACGAGTAGGAGGACTGCGTCATGTCGACGCCGACCGAGACCGCCCTTGCGCGCCGCTGGCGCCTCCAGATCGACATGTCTGCCGCGCAGGACGGCAGCGACTGGCAGAACTACCCCGGGGTGACCGGGTTCAACTGGACGGCCTCGCCGAACATCGAGGACGACACCGAGTACGACGACGAGGGCTGGGGCGGCAACACCAAGACCGGGCAGGACTGGGAGGTCGTGGTGACGGCCAACCGGAAGCACACCCCGGACAGCACCGCGTACAGCCCCGTCCACGAGAAGGTGCGCACCGCGTTCTTCGCGTACGGCGCCGACAACAAGATCCACCTGCGGTTCTTCGACCGCAACGGCCTGCCCGAGGCGTACGAGGGCAAGGCGATCCCGGACTGGGAGCCGCAGAACGACGAGGCCCGCGACCTCGACCAAGTCCAGGTGACGTTCACCGGTGACGGCCCGCTCACCCCGATCACGAACCCGGTGACCCCCTGATGGCCTTCAAGACTCTGGAGGAGTTCCTCGGCGACTGCCTGGAACTCCCGGTGCGCTGCACGGACGGCGAGCTGCGGACGTTCCGCATCCCGTCGCCTCCGGCCGAGGACGGCCTGAAGATCGAGACGATCATGACGGAGGGGCTGCGCGCGGCCGAGGGCGGCGCCCCGCTCGACAGCGAGGCCCTCGACGACGCCGGCGAACTCGACCTGTACCGCATGGCGCTCGGCGACGCGTACGACGACGTGCGCAAGCACCTGGCGTGGCCCCGCTTCCGGCACGTCGCGATGACGTCCGTCATGTGGATCACGGGCGGGCTCGACCTCGCCGAGCAGTACTGGAACTCGGACGGCGACCCAAAAGTGGCGAAGGCGGCGCAGAACAGGGCGGCCCGGCGCTCATCGGCTGCGGCGAACGGGACCCAGAAACGGGCCTCTACGAGTGGTACGAGTACCCGAAGGGCTACCGGCCGCGCCCGAAAGGCCGCTCAGACCTGACCTGGGCCGACCTCCTGACGGAGTGGGCCCTCATCGAGGCGGACCTCCACCAGGTCTACGGCATCGACCTCGACGAGCCCGGCCTGATGCAGGCCCGCTCCTGGCGCTGGCTCAAGACCCGCATCCTCGGCCTCCTCTCCACGGAGTGCCGACTCCAGCGCCGCTTCGCACCTCCCGAACCCGATCAGCCGAAGGGAGGCCGGCGTCGTGGCGCTCAACCTCGGTGAACTCGTCGCGGGCCTCCGCGCGGACGAGAGCGACTTCGTCCGTGGGATGAACGAGGCCGAGCTGGCTATGCGCGGCCTCGTCCGCGACACGAACGGCCAGCTCCGCGACCTGCGGGGCCGGTTCGTGACCGACTCGGAGGTCATGGGGCAGTCCCTGGCCTACCGGATCGGCCACGGCGCCCGCCAGGCCGCCTCCGCAGTGGCCAAGGTCGGCCCGGCCGTAGCCGCCCTGGGTGTCGGTGTGCCGGTCGTGGCCGCGGTCGGGACCGCGTTCCTCGGCCTGGCGGCCGGGGCGGTCTCGGCTGGCCTCGCGGTGAAGGCGTTCCAACTGGCCGCGCAGCCGCAGCTGGAGAAGGTCACCGAGGTCACCCAGCTCGCCGAGGAGGCGCAGAAGGCTTCCGCGGAGGGTGCGAAGGACGCGGCGGAGAAGCAGAAGGCGTACGCGGACGCCCTGAAGGACCTGCCGCCTGCCACGCAGGACACGGCGAAGGCGTTCATCGGCCTGAAGCGGGACTACAAGGGCTGGTCGGACGAGATGTCCGGCACGACGATGCCGCTGTTCACCAAGGGCATCGAGATCCTCCGCTCGCTGCTGCCGTCGCTGACGCCGTTCGTGAAGGCGGCGGCCGGGGCGATCGGCGGGTTCCTCGACCGGGTCGCGGTCGGGGTCAAGAGCGCCCGCTTCAAGGAGTGGGCGGCGGACATGGCCGCGGCGTCGGGCCCGGCCCTGTCGAACTTCCTGTCGTTCATCAAGAACTTGGCCGTCGGCTTCATGGCGCTGCTCCAGGCGTTCCTCCCGACGTCGCAGACGATGACCGGCGGGCTCGTCTCCATGTCGGCGGCGTTCGCCAGTTGGGCGCAGTCCCTGAAGGGGAGCGAGGGGTTCGCGCAGTTCCTGGCGCTGGCCCGCGAGGGCGGCACGACGCTCGGCCAACTGGCGCTCGCCGTCGGCAACCTGCTGGTGGCGCTCGGCCCGCTGATCGGGATCACCACGCAGGTGGCGCTCGCGCTCGCGCGGATCATCAACGCGCTGCCGCCGGACGTGCTGTCGGTGCTGGCCACTGTGATCGGCACGGTCGTCGTCGGCATGAAGCTGTGGGCGATCGGCGCCCGGGTGGTCGCTGCGGTGAACGCTCTGATGGCGGCCTCCGCCTATCGGGCGGCTGCCGGGTGGGTGCGGATGGCGGCCGTCGGCATCGGCGCGTACGTGCGCACTGCGGCGGCTGCGACGGCGTCGGCGGCCCGCGCTGCGGCGGCATGGGTGCGGGCGGCTGCGACGAGCGTCGCGGCGTTCGTGCGGATGGCGGTCGCGGCGACCGTGTCGGCGGCGCGGACGGCGGCGGCCTGGCTCGGCTCGGCTCTGACGGCGTCCGCGACGTGGGTGGCGGCAGTCGTCCGGGCCGGGATCACGTCGGCGGCGACGTTCCTGATGATGGCGGCCCGCGCGGTGGTGTGGGCGGCCACGATGGCAGCCTCCTGGATCATCGCGATGGGCCCGGTCGGCTGGATCATCGCCGCGGTGATCGCCCTGGCCGCGCTGATCTTCCTGTACTGGGACGAGATCAAGGCGTTCACGATCGCGGCCTGGACCGCGATCTGGGCGTGGATCAAGGGCTTCGCGCAGAAGGTCTGGGACCTGTTCCTCAACTGGACGATCGCCGGGCTGATCATCAAGCACTGGGACACGATCAAGTCCAAGACGGTCGCGGCCTGGAACGCCATCGTCAACTGGGTGAAGCAGATCCCTGGCTGGATCTACAACGCCTTCTTGAACTGGACGGCGCTCGGCCTGCTGATCAAGCACTGGAACTCGATGAAGTCGGCCACGATCAGCCGGGCGACCGCGCTGATCGCCTGGGTGAAGGGCATCCCCGGCCGGGTGAAGTCCGCCCTGGGCAACCTCGGCAGCGTCCTGGTCGGCGCCGGCCGAGCCTTGATTCAGGGCTTCATCAACGGCATCAAGGGCATGATCGGCTCGGTGAAGAACGTCGCTTCGTCGGTTGTCGGAGCGGCCAGGGACTACTTCCCCTTCAGCCCTGCGAAGAAGGGCCCGTTCTCCGGCCGCGGCTACACCAGCTACTCGGGCCAGGCCCTCGTCTCCGACTTCGCGAAGGCCATCGCGGGCGGGACACCGGGCGTGCGCTCGGCGCTGAACGGCCTGTCCGGGATGGCGGCTACGCAGCTCGCCGGGCTGCCGCCTCTGGACGCCTCCATGTCGGCTCTCGTGGCCGCTCCCACCGGCATGCAGCCCGTCATGGCGGGCGCTGCTGCCGGGGCGGCTGTGGGCGGGGGCCGTCTGGTCCGGGTGGACCTCGGCGGCGAGCTGGGCGACGCGATTGTCGGGATCCTCCGCACGAAGATCGGCGCCGGGTCGGGCGGCGACGTTCAGCTGTACCTCGGCAAGGAGGGGTGACATGGCGTTCCCCGAGGACCCGCTCGGCCTGCGCGTGGAGATCCAGCCGGGCGGGTCGTGGACGGACATCACCGGCCGCTGCAAGACCTCGGCCCCGATCGTCCACGCCCGCGGC